ATTGTCAACTCGTAACTCTTGTAGGTGCATCGTATCATCACTCCATACTTCATATATTATTAAATCTATCCAACACCATGGCATCCGAAGGCAAGAAGAACCCAATGAAGGACATCAAGGTTGATAAACTCATCCTTAACTGCTGTGTGGGTGAATCTGGTGATCGTCTCACACGTGCGGCACGTGTCCTCGAACAGCTAACGGGGCAACAACCCGTATACTCCAAGGCACGATACACCCTCCGTTCATTCGGTATCCGTCGTAACGAGAAGATATCTGTACACGTTACAGTACGTGGAGAGAAGGCACTTGAAATCCTCGAACGTGGATTAAAAGTGAAAGAATACGAATTGTTATCACAAAACTTTAGCGAGACTGGTAACTTTGGTTTTGGTATCAGTGAACATATCGATTTGGGTATCAAGTATGACCCCACCACTGGTATTTATGGTATGGATTTCTTCGTCTGTTTAACCCGACCGGGTGCACGTGTAGCCCGACGTAAAGTCAGACAGGGCCGTGTTGGTTTCCCACACAAGATCAGGAAGGAGGATGCTATCCAATGGTTCCAAGATAAGTTTGAGGGTGTTGTACTCTCCAAGGCACCAGAGTAATTTTCCAACATGAAAATCACCCGAGATTACTCTCCCTCTCCATCAAGACATGTATTCAAATATACACTCGAGAGAGGGAGGGAAACCAAACCAAGCAAAAGCAAGAAGAAGTAAACTATAAATATAAAAAAAATATAAATAGCCAAACGATAATGATAACGAACCTCAACAGCAGAAGGCCACCCGAAAAAAGGCCCCTTCTTCTGAGGATGAACCAAGTACTAATTATAAGAAACGCTATGATGATTTAAAGAAACATTATGATCAGAAGCTTTCAGAGTTTAAGCGCACAGAGCAAGAACTAAGAGAACAGTCTAGAGAGGCTGAACCTCAGTATCAAGCTCCTAAGTCTCAAGAGGACTTAGACCGTTTTAGAACTGAATACCCTGATCTGTATGATACAGTAGAAACTGTAGCTCATATGAGAAGCCAACAAGAAGTAGAAGCACTACGATCTAGATTTTCTGTTATTGAAGAACGGGAAGCACAGATTGCAGCGCGAGAAGCTGAGGCGGCTCTTCAACAAAGACATCCTGACTTTGATCAAATCAGAGGAGACGATAGCTTTCATGAATGGGCGCAGGAACAACCTAATCAGATACAAGATTGGATCTACAATAATCCTAATGATGTTACTTTAGCCGTTAAAGCTTTAGATCTTTATAAATTAGAAACTGGTAAAGGACAAGGTTCTCGCAAAAGACGTTCAGGTAACAGACAGCCGCAAGGTGGTTCTGCAGCAGATATGGTATCTACTAAAACAACCAATGTAGATGCTAAAGAAGCTAAGATCTGGACAGAGAGTGAAATAGCGAAAATGTCCCTTGATCAATTTGATAGACATGAAGATGAAATCAAAATTGCTATGGAAGAGGGAAGAGTTCGTAGAGGATAATCTTTTCTACTTAGGAGTAATATAAAATGGCTTATAACCAATCAGACCAATTTTTTGAACAATCCACAGACACCAACGGTAACTTTGGTAACTCTGTATCAGGACAAACTAATTCGTTTTTCCTACCAAAAGTATATTCAAAGCAAGTACTCAACTTCTTTAGGAAGTCTTCAGTAGCGGAAGCTATTACGAACACTGACTATGCTGGTGAAATCTCTGCCTTTGGCGATACTGTACGAATCATCAAAGAACCCGAAATTACTGTTTACCAGTATGAGCGTGGTGCTGATGTAACGCAGACTAAATTGACCGACCAAGAAGTAACTTTGGTTGTTGATACTGCTAACGCATTTAAGTTCATCGTTGATGATATTGAAACAAACATGTCGCACGTAAACTTCCGTGACGTAGCAACTTCTTCTGCAGCTTACGCTTTGCGTGATGCTTTTGACGAAGGCGTAATTGCTACTATGATCGCAGGCGTTTCTGCTGCAAGCCCGAACCACATTCTTGGTTCTGATAGCGCAACTGACCTTGCTGGCGGTACTTTTGACGGTACTGGTAACTTGGACATCGGTTTTGCTTCAGGCGAGCATGATCCTATTGACGTTCTTTCTCATATGGCCCGTCTAATGGACGAAGCTAATATTCCAGAAGAAGGTCGTTGGTTCTTGGCTAATCCAGAGTTCTACGAAGTCCTTGTACAAAGTTCTTCTAAGCTCTTGTCTGTTGACTACAACGCTGGTCAAGGCTCCATCCGTAATGGTTTGGTAAGCTCTGGTAAGCTGCGTGGATTTGACATGTACAAAACTAATAACATTGCTGCAACGTCTAACGCTGCTGGTCAATGTCTTGCTGGTCATATGTCTGCCACAGCTACGGCTCAGACTATTACTAGCACTGAGGTCATCCGTGACCCAGATAGTTTTGGTGACATTGTACGTGGTCTGCACGTATACGGTGCTAAAGTACTGCGACCAGATGCTCTGGTTTCAGCTTTCTATGGCATTGACTAAATAAGACTTGGGGGCCGTAAAAAGCCCCCTTTTCTTTTTACACAAAGGAATTAAAGATGCCACAAATAGGAAACAATGATAAGCCTGTAATGTTTAGGAAAGCGATTGTCTCAAAAGAAAGTCGTTTTCGTAAGGGTTTTCACAAGGATAAATATCAGGAAAACTATGAGCGTATCTTTGGAGACAAGAAAGAAATAGATATAGCAAGAGAGACTTCTAAAACTTTTGATATGGAGCAAGACTAATGTTTAAGAAATTTAAAGAAGACTTTTATAAAAAAGTTAGGGCTGCTGCTTCAAACCAACAACAGCCTACTATGTATAATTCTATTTCCGCATTTGAGCAGCCTCCTATAGCGCCAATGGGAATAGAAAACAGAGCAATGTTTAATAAAGGTGGCTACGCTTCTATTTCTGACATGGAAAAGAAATGCGGAAGTAAATCTGCAAAGAAGGCAAAACGATGAAAGTAGACGCTCCTAAAGGCTATCATTGGATGAAGGTTGAGAAAGCCTATAAGATTATGAAAGATCCTAAAGATGGTTTTAAGCCACACAAGGGTGCAAGTAAAGCAGTTGATTTCCCGGTTCAAAGGACGCATAAAAAATAATGGCTACTACATTTCTTCAATTAACAAATGAACTGCTGCGAGAGCTGAATGAGGTTGCACTAACTTCAGCTACGTTTGCTAATGCTATTGGTGTACAGCAACACGCTAAAGACTGCGTTAACAGAGCTTACCTAGATATTGTTAATGAAGAACCTC